GATTAATGCAATCAAAGAATTTCTCCGAGACGAGCGGGGTATGCAAACCGCTGAGTACATGATCCTCGGTACCGTCATGGGTGCTGGATCAATCGGTGCAATTAAAACTGTCCGTGATGGTCAGGTCGAAAAGTTCCAAGAACTTTCAGCAGCACTTGACACCAACTCCGATGGAACAATCGGCGGCGGTTAAACAGATCTCTTTTCTTTTTTCTTCGGTAAGGCCGGGGCCGGTTGGTACCCGGCCTTACCTACGTCAAAAACAAAAGGAACCCCATGTCTACATATGAAAAACAAATTGAAATCCCATTTGACATCGTGTTGGTTGTTGACGAAGGCATGGACTACGGAGTAAAGTCTGGCATTGCACACGCAACCATTACCCTTAAGGAATGGTCAGCAGATACAAACAAAGGTACTCAGTACGGCAATGACATTACTGTCACTGATGTCCACATCGACGAAGATGATTTCAAGTGGATGGGTGGACTCAGCAGTAGCATGACCAAGAAAGTTACTGAGCTTATTCACGAAGATGTTCAGGACAAAGTTGAGTCCGATTGGAACTACGAAGACTTTGAAGAGAACGCACCCTAGGAGAAAGTATGCCACCTGAAATCGAACCCATTCCATTCCCAGAAACACGAGGCGAAGACTCCCGTCTCTGGCTTGAAGCTCACGGCCTTCGTGATATGGAACCCTACATCAGGTCATCCGACTACGGGATGATCAGGCGTTGCCCCTTTACCTACTACCTGTCTAGAAGGCTGGGCTTGGTTAAAGGACTTCGATATAGCGAGGCATTGTCTCGAGGGACATGGGTACATCACAGGTTCGCATTGGTTACTTTGTCTGATGCTGAAGCACAGCAAACCATGTACAAGATTCTAGACAATCGACTTGATGAGTTGAAGTTGTACTGCAAGGATGCAGGCATCTCATCCGAAGGCCGCAGAGAAATCCTACACCGAGAAGAAAAAGACTTCCTTGTCAGCAATGCATGGTTCGAGGCAGCCCTTTCAGTCCCTTGCGTTGAACGAAAAACCCTAGGCCAATGGCTTCTTGGAGATGAGTGGGTTCATGTTGGACAGGAACTACTCATCAAGCAGGGCAGTAAAGTTGTACAGCCAGACCTCCTCCTTTACAACAAACTAAGCAACAAGCTTTGGATAGTTGACTTCAAGACCTGCGCTGGTTCCCCCCACGATAGGTTGCAGACTTGCCCCTACGAGTTCCAAACACAACACTACTTCCACACCGTCAGACTCTCCATGGTGTGTGACGATCTACTTAAGGTACTCGAGCTACCAAGTAATGCAGAGTTGGGGGGAGTCATGCACATAGGTATACGCAAGCCTACTATCCAGTACGGTATGAACGACAGGCCATATCACCTCAATACATCTCCCTTGAAGTCGGGGCCACGCAAGGGCCAGCCCCGTAACACCAAGGTATTCGCGGGTGAACCATCCCCCGATATCTACAGGGAGCGGTGCATTAGGTGGTACCATGGACTAGATGAGTACGAACACCTCGCGCCTGAGCGAGTGACCGACCCGCCTGTCAATATTTCTTACACACACGGGGTGATGCTCCTTGCAAAGGACATGCAGTTGATGTATCATCAACGGCTCGACACCGTTCGTACCTTGAGGGATTGCCCGTGTCAGCCAGACCAGTTTGAAATAGGCGAAGTAACCAGCATGACAGGAAAGCTTCCAACCTATTCACCCTTCATCATGAGTCCTGTTCACAAGTGGCCGGACATTATCAAAGCCGAAGGGTTTACCGTGAGAAACAGAGACGAGGCAGAACTTCAGGATGGTGTCCACGCCTCGTTCAACCATCTGGAAGACGTACACGGGTAGTCCAGCAACGCTGGAGAAACCACCGTGACTGAAGAAACCAAGCCACAGTCGTGGCACAGAAACCCATTTGCTCCATTCAAGCAAGAGATCCTAAGCAGTGTCATCCTGCCAAAGATCGTATTCCTCTTGGAGTCAAGTGAAGTCAAGTCAAAGGGAGAACTGCTTGCTCGGTTCAAAGAAACATATGAAAGCGGAGTCTCAATGACGACGTTTGATGAGTGGCTGTCGGACCTAGGCATCACGTTCGAGCGAGTCACAAAGGTCAACCTACCCATGGGCATGACCAAACCAGTCAAGCGACAGAAAATGATCCTGACTGAGAAACAGGAAACCGTTGAAGAAGAAGATGAAATTGTAAAAGAAATGATGTCAGAACTACAATCTCCCCCCACACATCCCGGTGGGATTGTTTGACCTTAAGGAAAAGAAATGACACACGAACTCGCAACTGGGACTACACCCCAGAACAAGTATCCGTCCCTCGGATCAGTGGCAGGAAACACTCAGTACCCATTGGGTAAAATGTTCGGCCTGCTCGTCGGAGAATCTAGCTCCGGCAAATCTTTTGTTATGCAATCAAACCCCAATGCCTACATCATCAATGTAGATGAGACCGCTGCTGTTTACCCCGATAGTCCAGCAGTCATGTTCCCTGTCGCTGGTCCCGATGGGCGACCCGTTGATGAGTCAGGCAGTCCCGTCGTCATGACTTGGGATCACGTTGAACAGAAGAAAAAGATCCTTTGTGATCTTGCCAATGACAACAAGCCTCGTCCAGATACTGTTGTCTTGGACACCATTAGTGACTCACTCAGGCTTCTCAAACCGTACATTGCCAAGATGTACAACCGGGAGAAGTTCTCCGACGTTGATGGTCGGCTTGGGTGGGAACGCCTCTATGAGACGCTCATTGACTTTGCAGTCACACTGAGACGGCATGGCTATGGTGTATTCTTTGTGTGCCATCTGGCACGGAAACACATCCCTATCGCAGACAACCAGCATGTTGAGGAATACCGCATCATGCTTTCCGACGGTTTGTATGCGAGGTTGTTTCCAATGTTTGACGTTGTTATTCCCGTCATGGCGGCGTGGCGTACAGAAGAAAAGACCATCGAAACTGTAACCGTTGTGAACGGCAAGGAAGTCAAAAGAAAGATTCCTCAGTCCACCAAGGTACGCAAGCACACTGCTGCATTCGAGAATGAAAAGCTCGAAGGCATCACCAAAACTAGGACACTATCCAAAATGACCAGTGTTGACCTTCCAGAATCCAGTCCTTGGCAGTCATTGGAGACTGCCTTCAATGCCGCGAATACCACCCGCTGAAGGCCGGGTGGTATCGCTTTACTTCAAGCCATTTTTCAATAGGAGAAAATACCGTGGCTATCGACCAATCAGTTAAGTCAATGTTCGACTCTTTCCAGACCCAGTATGAATCAGCACAGGCCGACAACGGCATGGGCAGTCTCGGCTGGTGGCCCGATGCAGGTGAGCATCCCGTTTTCGTGACGGGTCTCAGCGTCGAGCCAAGCAAGTTCCGCCAACGTGATGGCATGGAAGTTGACGGGTTCACCGCCCAGTTCAAGTACCAGCTTCTCGAGGATTCGGGTAGCCCCGACAACCCTCGTGAGTTCCAAGGTGCACCCTTCACCCTCCCCGGAAACCCCTCCGGACTCACCGATGACAAGGCCAAGATGCGTTGTGAGATCGAGACTCGTCGTCTCAAGGGTCACATCGAGACCTGCCTCAACAAGGCCACAGGCAACATTCTGGTCGCTCTGGAAGAAATTGAAAATATTCTTTCAGATGCCGAGCGAAGCATTGTCGTCGAGTGCAAATGTCAGTATGATACTCGGAACGGACGAACATACCGGAAAGATTATCTGACCAAGAACCTTTCCTCATAACAAGCTCCCCCCACTGTACGGCTCCGGGGTTCCCTAACACGGACCCCGGAGTCTTTCTATTAGGTGAGTTGTTCGAGCCTAGGGTCTCGTCATAGGGCCTCGGGGAATCATCATAATCGGTGTACGTGTCGCACGTTTCTGTCGAAAGTCCGTGCGCCTCCTTTCAATCCGCATGCCTCCAGCGGGCTACCCCTATCGACAACGGAGGAATAAACTATGGCTCAAGAAGTGAAAACAATTGTCCATTTCAAAAGCCAAAAGGAAGCGTGGCTTTCGGGCGACGGACTTCGAGCGCATGCCGACAAGGGTGTGTGCCGTCTAGATCTTAAGCGTGGTAAGCAACCCAACTGCGCCATAGGTCTGTATCGAGAAAGGATTCACGATATTCCAGACGGCTACAGAACTTGGCTATTAGTCAGTTCAGTGCTCGAGGGTAGCCACGACGGGTGGGTATCTCACTATGAAGGGGATACCCACCCAACCCTTTGGCTTGACGAATGTAACGTACAAGTCTTCCCTATTAGAAACCTAACTCGCTTTAGGTTTGGGATAACTAAGAGCCACATTAAATCAGCACTCAAGCATTGCGAGTCTGAGCAAGAACAAGCTTGGATGATCTCAAGGTTCTCACCTAGGTTGTACCCAGCATCAATAAGATACTTAGAAGGAAAGGTATTACAACTATGGGTAAATTTGTAAAGAATAAAGTATTCCCATCATTGCGTAAGAAAACTTACACCGTCTCATTTCTAGAAGTAAACAGGCACTCATTCGATATTAAGACAGATAATATAGATGAGATTAAAGATACCTTTGAAAAGGTTATTGAGCTTGCCCAGACACACGGCTACGGTAGTGCCCTCAAAGAAGTTCTTACTTCAGAAGACGATTGCTACCAGCACTTGAACATCAAAGACTTCCGCAGTTGGTGGGGGGGCGTTGAAGACATTGAAGCCAGAGAAAAGTTCGGAGAAAAAAGAGAGGTTATGTGCCATGACAGATACGATATTTGACCGCACCGTTTCCATCAGCGTGACACCCGGCACGAAGTATGCCACCGTTGTCGTTACATCCAAGAAGGATCCTGAACTCAAGTTTACCTTGCCGGTTGAGGTGGCTCATCTACCCCGCCCGCGCTTCGACGACCTCATCGAAGCAGCCAAACGGGTAACACCATGTTGATTACTACTCGTCGTCGTCCTCGTCATCGTCGTAGTCATCATCTTCACACAACTCAACGATGTTGCCGGGACCATCAGACCAGATGATCTCGTTTTTGATTTCTTCCAGTACACCAATGACTGTGTACTTATCTAGATTCCACTCGATAGCCCAGCCTTTGATTTGTTTGTGAAGGAAGTCACAAAGTGCGTCAGCCGGGTCTCGCTTCATGGCATCTCCAACAATTCGGCAGACCAATTGATTCCGTTAAGCCGGGACAACCTATCGACCTTACATTCAATGACCAGCATCGCAGTACCCCACTGTGAGGTGTCGCGCCTCTTCATCCACTCAGGAGCAAGAGGACCCGACGTACCCACATTAGCATAGTGCCACGGCAAAGGAATACTCTTTGTCCGACGACACTGGGTGGGGGGAACAGGACGATGAGTATGGCCCCTTACGAGCAAGAGATGCGGATAGCCTCCTAGAAAGTTGGCAAACTGGAGAGCCTCCAGTTCGTCCGACGATTGTCCAGCGTCGAACCCGTGATAAAAGATGCACGGGCCTACCTTGTAACACCCCTTCAAGGACTTCTCGTAGGGCACCCAGTGCCATGTTCTGAACTCCTCCCCCCACTCGGGGTGTCGCCGCCAGTCTAGGAGGCCCCTGAGAGAGCGAGGAACCCGCCTAGGATCGCTTGCTAGAAGATTATCGTCGTGGTTCCCCATGTTGACCCAGCGACGGCAGGAGGGGGGCAATACGGCCTTCAGAGAGCACAGCAGATTATGGCTGGATTCGTACTCATCCTCGAGGGTGTGGCTGTACTCGTTGGGGTGGACCGAGCCAGCACTGGCCTCGTGGAGATCCCCTAGGTGCCCGAAGTGGGTCAGCCCCTTGATATCGGACAGGGTATTGAGAATCCAGTCCTTTGTTTCGGGCGGCATGAAGGGGCAGTGTGTGCACGATATGACCGCTATTTTTGCTAGACCAGACATTCCAATACTCTACCACCCTTTTATTAGTCTTCTTTCCTTAAAAGGAGAGAGACCCTTGGTATCTCTGGTTACTGTCTCTCTTGGGTCATTCCCGGTTGTTGAGGATTCTGGGAACTCTGGAGATTTTGCCAGATATACTGTGCAGTTTCAGCTTCGATCTTGGGGCTTTCGGCCTTATCGAAGTAATTGTCAGGAACGAACTCTCGGTAAGGCTTCCTTGCCTGTACCTCCATAGTGTCCGAAATCCTAGCCACAACAGAAGACTCCCTTAGCTTAACAGCATTCTTCAACTGGCTCTTGCTGACAGTAAGTGGGAGTTTA